GTGCTATAAATAGCAATGAAAATCTATCATCATATAAATATGATGCCTAACACCAAACGTTAGGATTTCATGTGACGGATCATTCCCGTACCAGCCCATGTCACGTAGGGGGGGTAGGGTCGTGTATATTTATACTATCTTACACGCTGATAGTGTCGTTACTTTTCCAACTATTCTTCAGGATCTACATCGGGTTCTGCCGTAGGAGCATCCAAAGCCCACATAGTGGGTACATCCAAGAAATAAACTAGCGAGAAATCGGGTCCAATACAAAAGTACTCTTCGATAAATGAATTGCTAATATTTGCATTATGAGGATCTGTAGCATTGAACACACACTGAATTTGTGTATGTGTCCTATCTGAACCATCATATGCAGAACCTTTTACTTTAGTCATAGGATTTGTTGAAATGAATTTATAATTATTGTACATAGGTACATTATATTCCAAGGTAGGCATAATACGAAAATTTGTAATAGTTGCACCAGCAGCAAATGTTGTATCATCACCTCTCAATAATTGTCTAGCCATATCACTGGAACTAGTGGTTACAGCGCTAATTTCTCTAACTAAGGGATTTGCCACATTATCTGTTAATCTAGTAGCAGCGAAGTGATTAATATTTACATCACCTGGAGTGATTAAATTGACTCGTTTGTTGATGGATCCACGCATACCAATATAACATACTGATAAAAAATGATATGGTGTATTCGCTATATAATTAAAACCTGTCCAGAATGTATCACCTTGATTTCTCGCTCTATCCATCCCATTAGAATCGTAACCATAAAAGGGTGGATATGTAGGAGCATTGTATGTTACTCGTGCATACGATTTAGTTACTGCTACTTCAGGAAATTGAGTTACACGATAATGACAGGTTCTTCGAAGCAATTGTCTAAAAGATAATATAGCTTCACCATGATTAATCAGATATCTCTTAGGGTGACCTGGATTCGATTTACTACCTAAAATTTCATTATCCTCATCATCAATATCTTCAGGAGCACCAGATTGAGGCTGAATAAATGAAACATTGCTAGGAGCATCACGTGGACAAGCAAATTCAATATTGTCACCAGCTTTAACCCAAACTAGAATATCAACATTAGCTGTTGCAACTGGAGCTGATACTGGAGTAATAACTTGAACATTAATGAGTCCATTAGAAAATACATCATTGGACATATCACCAGGTGTTGTGGTATATGGTAATGTACCATCAAGTGTTTGAGATGTAGCTTTATGTGTGCGACACCAACTTACAGCCTGCATGTATGGTACAGTTATTGATACAACATTATCTTTACCTATATCTACAATGCGAGTGAAATTAGTAGTATAGGAATCTGAGGGTCCACTTGCTCCAAATTGACTATTAGGTTCAAAAGATATTTTAATTCTACCTTTGTGATATTGAGTGGCTATAATTACAAAAGTGAAGATAATGTCTCCTCGCCAAAAACTAAATAATGTACCCATATTAAACATCGGTAACATATTATATCGCTTGTAGCCATATGTAGAATCAGTTCCTTTGGCCCACAGACAAGGTGAAACTCGAGATGTAAATTTTGTGTCTCCACTAACGTCTTGGTCTGAGAGAGTAAATGTGGTTAGATAACTATCTTTACAAACCATAGAATTGATTAACATATTGTCATCATTTCCCAAACCCACTGTTTTATTATCTATTGTAATACCATTCTGAGGATCCATGGATAATCGCTCAAGGGGCCCACTAATCTCCGGTGAAGCTAATTGACTTAATGGTTGGTTTTTAAATGTTTTAGTGGGCTCTAAAAGAGGTGTATTAGTAAATCCCAATAATGAAGCCAAGGATGATACGCCTGCAGCAGTCTCTGCAACTCCTAATGCAAATGGAGCCAATTCAGGTAATCCACAACTAGCTAGTATACCAGCAGCCTGGGTAGACCCAATAGCTATGGCGGATGCTGTATCAGATATTGTTGTATTCTTGAATTCATTAGTATTAGTTGGAGTTTTCCCCAAGTTAATACCTTTCTTTTTCTTCATCTTGATGACTTGAGAATTACCTGATTGCATAGCCACACCACTCGTAGGACCCATAACCTCTACTTCTGACATCCAAGCAAATATTTGAATGGGTAAAGTTATGGATCCCACACCATTAGCACTATTTAGTGGAGAGTAAATATTAAAATCTAGTCTCCCCATATTGAGTACGTCATCTTCATTAGTTATATCTAACCAATTTTTATGATAGAAAAATGGTAAAATGATTTCACCACCTTCTGAACTAGCAGGATCTATCCAAATACCTTTACGCTGAGAATAGGGAATTAAATCATTAATGTGAGTGCCCAAATGATTACTTCTGAAATTCACCAAAGGTTGATAAGCTAGTTGAGCTCTACCATGATAGAATGGAGAAGCATTAATTATAGCTTTAACATGTAAATTTCCTCGCAAAAAAGCATAATTATCAATTTTCTTTCTAATTACAGTTCTATCTAAATATTTGTGCCATGGTCTGAAAGATAAACCCTGAGGACCAATGCTATTAGAATCCGACCAGCTAAGCTCTTGAATAAGCACTGGTCTTTGAAGAAATTGACCTAAAGGGACTGAAGGTGTATTATCACCAAAGTGATCGAGTTCACCTATTTTAACAGCTTCTGATACTAGCCCTTTTGCTTCATCATGAAATGTGGTAGTACCTACCACATCCACTGACTCTGCCTCAGTATGAGTATCTACAATTTCAGCATTGGCTGATTGTTTTTCTATGGAGAAATAATCACCAAAATCAGCCGCATCAATCATTACACAATCTTCACAGTAAGTTGTAGTAACTTTTGTTGGAGGTCCTATATCAACTGGTGCTGATTTAGGTCTATCATTCTTACTCCCTCCAAAAAATTTTACTTTACGTTCTTTATTTGTTTTAATTTGTTTATTTTGTTTATTTGGTTTCGACATATTTAATTTAGCTAATAATATTACAATAACATCTAATGTCCTTATTATCATCGGACTGGTACTAGTACACACATTAAGCATCAACATGGGAGCTGTATTTCTTAGTATTTGAATTGTAATGATATTTAAGATATCAACTATACTTTATTAATTACTTAATATGTAGGACGATAACATATTAATTTGAATTGCCAAAAGTATTAATAAAAAGCAATGTGTAGTAATATCTAATATTCATAATCTACTACGCAATTATGAATATACATTAATATTTATCATGCTGTCTATGCTAACAGCGGTGTTAACTTACTCCACAAACTTAGCAACCAATTCTTCCCAAGTAGGAAATGTTGATTGATCAGTATATTTCATCCAATCTCTTGCTACAACTACTGATTTAAGAAAGGTTTTTCTCTCTTCAAAGATTTCTCTACCATAGAAAAAGTATTCATAAACAGCGCGAGAAATAATTTGAATGGCTTGATGTTCCGGAGTGATTGTTTTAGATTTAGTCCAAATAGTTAAAGTTTTATTTATAGAAGCTTCATCAAGCATTGGCATATAATATCCAATTTCAGCACAATATTTCCACGATCGTTTCAAAAAGGATACTTCAGAGATATGAATGTATGGTACACTATCTGCCTCCTTATCAGCCATGGTGTATTTGATATCCACATCGTCAAGAACTTTAGCTATGCTTGTATGGTTGAACCAACTTTGAGTTCTACTCACACCCATAACATTATCATCACCATAAGTCAAAAGATTAACATGCTTATTGAAAGATGATATTTCATGTTCTGGATTTAAAACATAATAAGCATATCTAATATATAATGAGTTGACTAAACTATTGATAATCACAGTTAATGGATGACCAGATGGATTAGAACCATAAAATTCTATCAAGTCTCCATTGAATTCAATCAGAGGATATGCTGTATCCATACTAATACCACGCACAATCATCAGTGCTTCTTCATCATAACCAGCCCTCTTACATAAGCGCTCAATGATACGAAAAGCTTCTAATATAATGATAGGTGGCATTCTCTTATCAAATTTCGAATAATCACCTGCAACCATTCTATCTTCTCCATGCTTAACTAGATAATTGTATATATCTGTCCATTCTGGACTTTGAGCAACTGTACCAACAGCACATTCAAATGTAAATTTATTTCTTTGAATAACTCTATTAACAGTTAATAGATATTTTCTGACTACAATTGTCCAATCTACAGGAGCACCAGTAAAAACTCTGGTTTTACCAAGTCTAGCTTTCTCAAATGATACTGCTTCATCCTTAAGATGAGCACAAAATTCAGGATACGCTCTCTCACCATTACAGTATTTATTGATAATAATATTGACACGATCTTGAACCTCTTGATTAAATTCAACTGGATCAGGAGCACTATCGCGTGGTTCCACATTAGTCATGAATCCTCGTTTGGAAGCTTTCCATGGATTACCCATACTGGATGAACGATTAATTTTATCAATATAATTTACACCTGCTGCTCCATTAACAGTAGTGAAATCATCTAAAACATGAATTAAATTAAGTTCCTCTGGAGAAAGTTCATTGATAATATGATCAAAAAATTGATCACCTATCTTAGAAACTATACTCGGATCCAACTTAGCAACAGGATTGATCATCTCTTTAAAAGCATGTTCCCATGGTAATTTCCCAGACATCAATGGTGCAGCATGAGTTATAGTGTACTTATCCATAATCATATCTTCACACATTAAAGATAATTCAACAGATGTCTTATGCTTAGGTCGGAAGCCTAAATAAGAACCATAAATTTTACCAGTACCTTTTTCTGACTGTAAAATTATACTCTTATGATGAACTTCCGACAGATTTCTCTTGATTGTATCTGTCTCTAACATAGGTACACCACCACCCAATCTATCTTTAATATCAGGATAGTAATTATTGACTAATTCAGAAGTCAATCCACTACATAATACATATTTGTTGGCAGGATCTATTGCACCCGCTGAGTGCATACCTAAAATAATAGGTCCCGTAGGGGTGAAAGATATACATATTGATGCACAATCACCATTAACAGTTTTATCTGAGGCATAACCTTCCCAAGCATATGTTATATCATTATGAACACTATTCTTCTTTTGTAAATTGTAAATTTTATTCTCTCTGATAGCTCCATTGCGATCTCTCATCAAATATAAACCATCTACTTTACCATTATAATTGTCGGTAACTAAAAATTTACTAATATTAGCTTTAGGTGGAATATTGGGAATTTCAAAGAATAAAATATCATTCTGAGTACAAAATTTAAATTTGGATTTATCTATTTTGGAATGAGTATTCATATTAACTGTAGTACAATTAGCATTATCATCCATAAGAATTTTAACAGTTAAATCATAATCCAATATATTAGCAATAGTGTGAATGTTGATAACATAAATATTTCCAAATAAACAAAATGATGGTGTTGAAATCTTCTTGAAAGCTTCTTCAGTTTCATAAAGGAACTCCAATCGTACCAAATTATTCTTAATTTTATTGAGAAACACATCATCATGCAATCCCTTAAATGAGCTAGTAGCTGCACTAATATCGAATTTACTGACACAATATGGTTTTTCTAACCAATTGTTAGTACGTTCATTCAATGTGGCCACAGGAGCCTCACCAACTTCTTCAGATCTAGCTTCACATTTAATAGGTTCTTTATGCGTTAGTTTCTTATACATTTTATAAGCCGCATAAATACCAAAAATCATAGGAAGATTACTTCTGATGAGTCGAGATGCTTGTAACATAGGATCTTCAGCAACATTACGTCGCATAGTTCGTATAATTCTAGTTATACATCTGTTACGTTGATAAGTTATATAGCATCCACATGCTGCACGTAATTGAGATAAAAAGTAAGTTATGACCACTAATAAATAATTATTCATAAACCATCTTAAAATTCCAATAAAAGTGAAACTAGCAACTGTGGTCTGAATAATTGTATTAGTAGTGTCTGATATAATATCTTCAGCTGAATTACTTTGTTCAAATATACATCTACATTTAACCATAGGGACAAAACATTGTTTACATAATACTATTTTACTCATATTTGTGTCTGATTGAAGAACTTTACTCTGAGTTGTTTCATATTTCATAACAGTTTGTGAGAACCAACTAATGAAAACATAAATATCATCATAAACTTGAATTTCTTTAAGTTGAGCTTGATTAGGATCAGCGCCAGGAATGACTTCAGATACGGTTATAATCCAATAATCTGGATAATATCCTAAATCATTCATTGGAAGATTTGCACTATCTATAAAATATTCATTTTTAATATATTCTTTCTTTGGTTGAATAGATATAACAAATGGAAAACGGCGTTGAATGGCTAAAGGACAAGCAAAATAATATTGAGCATTTAAATGCTTAGTATTAGTAGTAGCTAAAACCAGTTTAGCTAAAACGGGTGTGCGCCCTTTATCACTCAATTCTGCTTGAGCAGGTACATATGGTACATTATTAATGACTTGTAAAATTTCAGTAACTGATGCATCACCTCCTCCTTGAGCAACTTTAGGATTAAGGAAAGCAATATCATCCATCTGTACGCACCATTGTGTACTATTGAAATTGGACCAATATTCTTCTGCTGGATTACGTGTATATTTATATTCAGAAGCAGTCTGGAGTCCAAACATTTTACCAAAATGGTAAAATAAAATTTTAGTAAAAGTGCTTTTAGCAACACTAGATGTACCTTGAATCAATACAGCAAAAGGTGCCTTTCTTTCCTTCTGAGCAGCACGTTTTGTAAGTTCATTCTTCTCAATAGATTTCATTTTAAATAAAACTGAACCTACAAATCGCTTTTCAGCTGGTGAATCAAAATTAGTATAATCATATATAGCTTGACCTCTCTCAATAGCATCCTTTAAATCAGCTACGAATTTGTATCTATCAAATCCATGAACTTCAGGATTAGCTAAATGAGGAGCTTTAAGTTCAATTTCTTGACATAATTTGAACCAGATTTCATAAGCTTTTTCTTCATGAAGAAAAGGCATAATAGAACCAAATGCTAAACACTGCTTACCTTTTTCTAATACAAATAATACTGTATCCATGATACCTCGGAACATATCAGGACCACAATAATATTTACGTTTGATTGCTTGTTGTTCTAAATAATCATAATTTAGAGTATTCATAGTGACTCCAAAATGTTTAAATATATTTAAACTAAGTCCGTACATGCATATCTTATACATCTTTTTATAAAATAAACTATTCTTAAACATGTCGTAACTCTCAAGGTAAAATCTACAATCATCAATAATTTGATTATTTTGTTGAGTAATAGATACACCATCCAAATTAATGCCTAAAGCATCTGAAAATAAAGAATTCAATTTGTTTTTAAGATCTAAAGATAACATAATTATGCTCTTCTTGCAAACAATCTTTACGAATATAACACCCAATTCTAATAAATCAGATAAAGATTTGACTTGAGTTAATTTATAAATGAAGATACCTAAATTTTCTAAAGTATCAAGAAGCCAAGGCAAATTTTCTTTAATGTAAATTGGAATAGCTTCCATAAGTAATTTTTGAGCATCAAATGTAGATTTGAAACCTATGGTTTCAGCAATACCAGATTGAAGCTCGATACTTGGTAATACCTGATGATTAGCAGAACGAAGTCTACTGCGTCTCTGTTCCAATACACTTATTGGAATTAAATTGTTGGCAATACAAAATTGTTTGTGTAATTTCTCAACTACCATTGGGTTAGTATAAATACACTTGCGAGCTGCTATCTTAAAATAGCATTCAAAAAATATGTTGCTCATTTTGTGTTTATAATAAATTTTACGAATTTTATTTGAAAATAATTTATCACATTCCCTGATGAATGCCTCTCTATCTTTCTTTTCATTTGAATATTTAATTTTTATGTGTTTTGTGTGATCAATAAGTTTATAATATGCAGTTTCGTCAACTAGACGAATAATTAATTGAAATGAAGTTAAATCGTCAAAACGCTTATCATGGTAAAAAATCATACCGGATTCACATTGTAACGTTCCCTTTACGGGTACAATTTTATTTGTTGGTGAAAATATGCATTTGGTTAATAAATTTTTAAATACAGAAAATGAATCTACGCCTAAAACCTTACTCGTTATAATTGATGTCATTTTGAATAAGATTAAAGTTGATAAGTTTTATATGATTATCATCATAATAGTTATGCTTTAACTATATAAAGGTTCTTTGATACGATCTAGTATCATGATCAATTTTTCGCAATTAATGGGCTAACTATAATTAAAGCTATAGTAAACATCCTGTTTGTAACTAAAATATGAGTACAGGCCACTCATATTTGGTTTAATATAATAAGTATATAGTCGACAAAGGTTTGATAATTGATGATAGACGGCGGAATCATCATCAAAAACATTCCCAGTGACAAAAGAATCTTGTTAAGAAGTAGCAAATATTTTCCAATCCAGGGTTAGAGTATTTACAGCGGGCTACGCGATTTACAGAGCGATTCAGGACTGGTGAGGCTATAGCTCCCAGCCACCGTGAAACAAATGCTTACGCTTCCCTAATATACCTTTATTTCACAAGGGTATGAGAAATAAGTGATACTTCAAAATTTAATTCTAATGTTCTATCCTATTAGTATATTAAAATCCGATCATATAAAATGATCTGATCATCATCCGTTTATATAAATATGTAAATTTTTATTTTG